CACCAGAGATTTATCAGCACCTAGAGACTCTTTATAAAAAAGCTTACGAGATTACAGGCATATCTATGTTATCGGCTACCTCAAGTAAGCCCTCTGGAATTAATAGCGCGGTTGCGATGCGTGAATACCAAGATATAGAGACTGAGAGGTTTATGTTAACAGCTCAAAGGTATGAGAAGATGTTCTTAGATATGGCTAAGATCATAGTTAGTTTATCAGCTGACTTATATGAGCATAATCCCGAGTTATCTATAAAAGTGAAATCAAATAAATTTATTGAAAGTATTAAATGGTCAGAAGTCGATCTAGCAGAAGATAGGTTTATGTTAAGGCTATTTCCAGTATCTATGTTACCTAGCTCCCCTCAAGGAAGATTAGATAAGGTTCAAGAGCTAATTCAAGCTGGATTTGTCTCAAAAGAAGATGGTTTGGCAATGTTAGACTATCCAGATTTAGAGGCTGTAATGAATCTAGAGTTGGCCTCAAGGAAAGACGCGTTAATGGTGTTAGGTAAGATAATAGAGACTGGAGATTATAACCCTCCAGAACCCTATATGAACTTAAGCTTAACTCTTAGCATAGCCCAAAGCTTTTATTTAAACTCTAAGGTTGAGGGAGTACCAGAAGAGAAGCTTCAACTTTTAAGAGATTTCATGGAAGATATTCAAGCTTTATTAACTCCTGAAGAGCCAGAAGCAGTAGACCCCTTAATGTTAGATGCTCCATTACCAGAAGAGGGTAGCATTGACCCGATGGCAGTAGCAGAAGCTCCTCCAGTATCAGATCTTTTACCAAATATTCCCCAAGTTTAATTTTAAACCAATTTAAAAGGACAATAAATGAGTCAAGTAGACGCAGTTAAAGAAAACGCATTGGAGCCTGTAGTAGAAAACGTAGAAGCTCCTGTAGTAGATAACGTAGAAGCTCCTGTAGTAGAAGAGCCAAAGAAGGCCACCAAAGAAGAGCTATTTAGTTCTAAATTTGCCAACCTAACTAGAAAAGAGAGAGAACTTCAGATTAAAGAAAAGGAAGTAAAAGCTCAATATGCACAGATAGAGCAGCTTAATTCTATAAAATCAGACTCAAAAGCTAAGATAAATGAAGCCTTAGAGTTAGTAGGACTTACTTTAGATGACATCATAGACTACCAACTTTCAAATTTAGAGAAAGACTATGAAGAAACAGACGATTCTATTGAAGGCAAATACAAAAGAATAGAAAAGAAACTGTCTGCTATAGAGCAAAAAGAAGCAGATTCAATTAAATTTAAACAAGATGAAGCAGAAAAAAGCGAACGTATTGCCAATGATGAGACTATCTTAGAATTTAAGAAAAGTTTGACTGCGTTTATAGAAGAAAAACCTGAAACATACGAGCTAATAGCTGCTCAGGAAGCGCAAGATACTGTTTTTGAAGTGATAGAGGAACATTTTAATTCGTCTGGTAACGTAATGTCTTTTGAGGATGCAGCAAACCTCGTAGAGAATTACCTAGAAGATGAAGCTAAAAACATTCTGTCCAAATCTAAGAAATTACAAAAATATCTTCCACAAGAAGTTACCCCAGTTCAAGTAACGGAAGAGTTAAAAGAAAGCCCTATTAAGCAACCAAAGAAAGTAGTTGCACCCACATTAGCACAGGAAATGGTTTCTGCCGCAAATGTTAAAGTTAAGAGTCAGTATATCTCTAAAGATGAACGTCTAAAGAGAGCCACTGAACAACTTAAATGGATTAAATAACTAACTAACTAATTTTTTAATAGGAAATAATAATAATATGTCTTTAGATATGACAAGCTTTGAAGCAGCTTTAAAAGAGCATTACACAAACGACGCAGTAGAGAACATGGTTTATGCAGATAACCCATTCTTGGCTATGGTTCCAAAATATGAGAATTTTGGCGGAAAAACAGCTCCAGTTCCTCTAATTTACGCTAACCCACAAGGACGATCAGCTACATTCACAAATGCCCAAGCAAGATCAACCCTTTCAAGTACCAAACTAGAAGATTTCGTTCTTAAGAGAGTAAAGGATTATTCCATTGCTACGATTGACAACGAAACATTAGAAGCCTCAAAAGGTGACGCAAATGCGTTTATGGAAGCAGCTACAACTGAAATTGATGGAGCTATTCAGTCTCTAACAAGATCACTTGCAATCGCTCTATATAAAGATGGATTTGGATCAATAGGTCAAATTAACGCTACCGTTACAGGTACAGTTTTAACTCTAGTAAACGCTAATGACATCACTAACTTCGAAGTTGGTCATGTATTGGTATTCTCGGCGACCAGTGGTGCTTCAGTATTAAGAGCAAACTCTTTAGTCGTAATTGGAATTGATCGTTCAGCTGGAACAATGACTGTTTCTGCTAACTTAAACACTATTACAGGTATTACAGCGAATGATTTTATCTTCATTCAAGGTGACAGACAAAACGTAGCTTCTCCAGTAGCTCTTAAAGTTTCTGGTTTAGATGCATGGATTCCTTCTGTAGCACCTACTTCTACATTGTTCTTCAACGTAGATCGTACACAAGATGTTACTCGTTTAGCTGGTCTTAGACATGACGGTACTTCTCAACCAATTGAAGAGGCATTGATTGATCTTGCTTCTAAGATTGCTCGTGAAGGCGGAAAGCCGACTCATTGTTTTGTTAACTATTCTAAATATGCAGCTCTTGAGAAGTCTTTAGGCCCTAAGGTTCAGTATCTTGAGCTTGACATGGACAACTTCGTAGGTTTCAGAGGTATTTTAATTAATGGTCCTCGTGGCGTTATTAAAGTTATCCCTGACCAAAACTGTCCTTCTAATAGAGCTTATATGGTTCAGATGGATACTTGGAAGCTTATGTCTTTAGGCAAAGCAATAAGAGTTAGCAACACAGACGGTTTACCAATGCTGAGACAAGCAACGGCTGACGGTGTTGAGGTTCGATACTCTTTCTATGGTAACTTGGCTTGTAAAGCTCCTGGATATAACGGTGTAGCTCTTTTACCAGTTTAATAACGACCCTAACCCTTTATACGGTTAGGTCTAAAGACTCTACTTACTAATAGTAGGGTCTTTTTTATTTAAAATATAAGGAACTAACATGAAACCAGATAAAAAAAAGATTGCAGCTTTAATCTTAGCTAAAATGAAACCCCAAGAGGAGTCAGATAACATAGACTTCGTTGATAAGGGTTCTATTGAAGAGACAGATGAAGATGACAGTTCAGTAGCAAAAAAGTCAGCGGCAGAAGACTTACTTTCAGCCATAAGTAATCAAGACTCTGAGATGTTCTTAGAGGCATTTGAGAACCTAGTAGAGATGTGCAAAGACTACTCCGAAAATGACTAAATAATCAAAGATCAAATGGTTAGGCTTTAGATGAGCTGAACTGTTCATTTCTCAAAAATAACATATTTAAAAGGTATATAATGACCCTAGAACAATTAATCTTAGAAGTTAGACGTAGATCAGATATGGTAAATACTGACTTTGTTACAGACGAAGAGATTACAAGTTACATTAACAACTCAGCTTCAGAACTTTATGACATCTTAGTTGGTAAGTTTGAAGATTATTACACTAATGAACCCCTAGAATTTACAATAGATACAGGTAATACCTATGATCTACCAGAAGACTTCTATAAGCTTAGAGGCTTAGATAAAGCAATTAACGGTGTAAATGACTGGCAAGAATTACTTACATTTAACTTTAATGACAGAAACAGAAATACCTTATCAGTAGCTAATAGACTAAGAAACCCTAATACAAAGTATCGTATTTTAGGTAAGAAGCTCTTATTAACTCCCTTAGATGAAGTAAACGGAACATACCGAATTTGGTATATCCCACAAAGTCCTAAGTTAATCTTACTAACAGACTCTCTAGATACTATTTCAGGATGGGAAGAGTACGTAATAGTAGACTCCGCAATCAAATGCTTACAAAAAGAAGAGTCAGACGTAACCGTATTATTGACTCAAAAAGCCTTTTTACTAGATCGTATAGAAGCACTTTCAGCTAACAGAGATGCAGGAAGTCCAGAGTCCATTACAGACGTATATAGAAGTAGATCAGGATTTGAGGACTAAGCTTTAATGGCTGATAAGAAAAC